CATTAATTGAGTTAAAAGTACGAAAATCATTATTGGTATAAGGGGTTATAGCTAGATTGGAATCGATCCCCACATTTATAGATTTAGGAAAATGTTTGTTTCCACCTATATTTTGGGAAGTGGTTATATCTACAAAGTTTTGAGTATTGCTTCCTGTTCCCCCATTAGCTACAGGAAGGACGCCTGTAACACCGGTACCTAAGGGAAGCCCTGTAGTATTGGTTAATACCCCGGCAGAAGGCGTACCTAAGTCAGGGGTAGTAAAACTTGGCGATACTAGAGGCGCTTTTGATGCTAATGAGTTAATTACAGTTGTTGCAAAATTGGGATCATTTCCTAACGCTATCGCTAGTTCATTTAAAGTATCTAAAGTTGCTGGTGCAGAACTAACCAGATTAGCAACTGCTGTCCCTACAAATGCCGTACTTGCTATTTGAGTGGTGTTAGTTCCTGCTGCTGCTGTCGGAACGTTAGGTGTTCCTGTGAAAGTTGGAGATACTAGATCAGCTTTTAAATCTAAAGCTGTTTGCTGAGCCGTAGATATAGGTTTAGCACTATCAGCAGTATTGTCAACATTTCCCAATCCTACATCTGATTTTGTTAAACTTAAATCTGATTTTAATGTAGCAACAGAAACATCTTCGGGAACACCAGTTGAATTAGTTGTACGTCCTTTATATGTTTTGGCTGCCATATCGGCAAGTTTAGCATTTGAAACTACACCTGTATCAATTGTCCATGCACCACTTGACACACTAATGTCGCCTTTGTCTCCATCAGACACACTATCACCAGTTATATCGCTTATAGCAGATGTAACATATTCTTTTGTTGCGATAGCTTTACCAGTAGTATCTACCTCTATTAATGCATTGGTTTGTGTAGGTAATGTAGCCAGTCCTGCTGCATCTACATTTATTCTAATATCACCTATACCATTAGCAATAATTACTGTATTTTGTTGGTCAACAACAAGGCCGGTAACTTTTCCAATTACCACATTGCCTGATCCTGTTGTAATCCCGGTTGCTTGTCCGTTATTAGGAGCTACTATTAAGTTATTGGAACCGGTTGTTAAACCTAAATTAGTGTTGATACTACTTCCTATAACAACATTACCCGAACCTGAAGTAAGATTCGCCAGAGCTGCATGGCCTATGGCAATAGTATCATTACCGGTACTTCTTGCCGATGCAAATCTTCCTACAGCAACATTTCTTAATCCTGTTAAGTTGTCTCTTAATGAAGAACTACCTATTGCAGTATTATTGCTTGCTGTTGTGTTTTTCCATAAAGAAAATGCTCCAATTGCGGTGTTTTCATTGCCGGTCGTGTTAAAATGTAAAGCAACAGACCCTGAAGCAGTATTATAATTTCCTGTAGTATTATTGATCAAAGTTCTGGCCCCTAAAGCACTATTGTAAAACCCTGTAGTATTCATTTCCAAAGGGTTGATTCCTACCGCTACATTATATTGACCTGATAAATTCCCTGAGACTTCTACAACATTCAAAGCGGAAACTCCTACTGCTAAATTAGTAACACTATTTCCGTTGCCACGGCCAATTCTAATGCCGTTTATTAACTTATCTACTCCCCCTAATTCTTGCAGAGAATTGTTGTTGACTATTCCTGATTCTGTCGCGCTAACTGGAGTTACATCGGATCCTTCATTAATAATACCTACATAGTACAATTTTCTATCTACATCCTCAAGGAAACTTATTTGCTCTCCAGGTTTTAAAACAAAATCGGCATTATTTGGGAATACAAAATACCTTAAGTTAGCGTCAGTTCCTAAGGGATTATGTTTAAGGGTTAAATCCGTTGATTGTTTATTTTTAATAACATATTCCTTACCTACATAAGAAAAATTAGTTACAGTGAGATGATTTAATGTAGATGTGACAAATTCAGAACTACTGATTATATTTATATAAGAGCTTTCGCCAATTAAATTAATTGTAGTTTGTGAATTTGTAAGTGCCTCTATGAAATACTTTTCATCTTTTTTTATATATTTATCTAAATTTGGGCGAGACGTCTGCGTTATTCCAGTATTTTTTACTGTAATAAAACTATATGCCAATTTATTTTCAGGAATAGGAGGGGGTGAAACAAATAAATTTTCATCCACCTCTGTCCCTTGTATTCTTTCAAAAGTATTATTCTGATTAGCAACAATATAATCAATCCTCTTTTTACCTACACTTGCCACAGGAACTGTTAATAAAACTTCTGATAAATTTTTATAATTTATCCCCCGAATAAGCCATTCTGAATCTACATTAATTATTAAAGAAAGATTATTAGAGCCTATTAAGAAACCTTTATCTACCGTGAAACGGTTAAACTCTTGACCATCATAAATTGACCCTCCTAAACTATCTCTTGTATATATTACAGGCAATAAAGCAGATTGTAGAGATGCAGGATTGTTGAAAACGACTCCGTCAACTCTAATGTTTGTATAATTTTCATAAGGAAGTCTTATATCCCGCACATCGTATGCGTTATATATTGTTATAGTATTTCCCGATACTTTTGACAAGAAATTTTTAAAATATTCAATTCCATTAAATGAAAATCTTTGGACATTGACGGTGTTAATTTCTATCATACTATTTTACTTAATTTAAATGTTGGTTTATTATTTGAATCGTGGCAATTGCCGTATGTATCTTTGAATAGTATGTTATTTGTTCGTAACAAATAATTTTCCACTGACTTCCAAACAGTAAAGGCATTATCCCTGTTCATTTGATATAAATCTTTCTTTGTTTTTTCCGATGTTGGCCGGCTTTCGTTGCCTTCTAATTTCTCAACCATGCTAAATGGCGTGTCAATTATTCCCCCAAACATTTGGTATCTTGCATAAGTATAATATACAAGGACCGTTTTAAGTCCGTAATTAAAATAAACAACCCCATCAACTGTATATTCTCCCTGCTCTAATAATTGAGCGTAAGCTTCTGTATCAGTAAGTATGTCATTAAATAACTTTTCGCCAAGTAAAGGGGCTAAGTCTTGTATTTGTGCCTCTAAAATTATGGCGTTCAAAACATCATCATATACTGTCTCTGATATTTGACGAAATAAAGCAATGTCGGCTCGGGTGATTAGTTTTTTAGAAATCATTTTGTTCTGGTTTTAATGGCTCTAAAAGCGGTTGTATAAAAACATAGTTGTAATTTTCTCCCTGGACTAGTTTTAATAAATCATTAATTATTGTTTCCAATAAATTACGTTCTTTCCAAGTGCTTTCCCAGTAAGTTTCTTTAGCGGCCCGTATAGCTGTGCCGCTATTTCCAAGTAATGCAGCGTCTGGAGATTTAACTAAAGCAATAGGAATGTTGTTATAAGCCATAAGTATTTTATTCATTGCAGTGTTTTCTATATCTGTAAACATTGAAGGATCAATATTGCTTTCAATATTTCTTATAACAAGAGAATCTTCTAATTTTTCACCTGCAAAATCAACCTCGAAATGCATCACTCCGCCTGCTTTCTTAACTCCTAAAAAATCCTGGACCCCTTCCTTAAATTTATCTCTTTCGCTTTGTGCTTGTCTATATCTTTCAAGTCCCTCAGGACTATCATCATCTATAAAACTTTTATCTATTAAAGGTCTTGTAACTATTAATGTTTTACCAAAAAAACCGTTAGTCATAACCTCCTTCTTGTAAACACTAGCTAAATACTCTATATCGCACTCTAAATGAACAGGATCAATTCTTGATAAAGGATAATAATATTGACTGTCCATATTATAATAAAAAACTTGTCCGGGATAGTTTTCTATACCGCCAGCTTTATTTACCTGATACTCTACAGTTGCTTTATCTGGATTAAAAACATTTAATATTTTTACTTTACTTGTATCTACTTTACCAGACCAATCCTTATATATTAGTATTTTACCGTTATATTCTGAGCTGTCTTTTTCCCCTATCCTACAATCTTTGAATGGTAATACTTTGAAGTCACTTACTTCATAAAGTGCATTATAATTAACATGAATAAAAACCCCTCTATTATCTACTATATCAGCGGCTATATCATCAGCCAAATCTATTAATTTGGTCTTACCGATTAATATATTGTCTGCCTCTCCAAAGCCCTTACCTAAAAGGAATTGAACCATAATGCTACTAGCCATTTTAGCCGTAATAGAATTATTCTTATAGCCTTCCATAAATTCGGGATAAGCATTGGAATCACCATTAGTGTATATAGCCAGTTTCTTATCCCATTTTACTGTTTTTTTATCGATTGATAATAGAGAAGATTTTATCATTTTTATTCTTGTTCGTCTCTGTATACGTTCAATTCTTCTTCGTTAGCTTTTGCCAATTCAATTTCAGTTTCTTTTTTACGGGCCTCCGATGGCTCTGATTTTTTTACCCTCTTTGGCTTTATCTCTGATTCTTCAGGATATTCAGCAAAAAGCTGATCCAAAGTAAATTCTTTGTTTAGTTTTCTGAAACGAGCTATTAATGTTTCTGCGTACTCGTTTGTTATATTAGAATTGTTCACCTGTATGGGTGATCCAAAATCTAAAGCAATACCATTTCTTTTTTCCAATAGGACGTAATCCGATTTTTTGTTTTCTTTTTTCATTGCATTTTGTCTTTTATAATCTCTTATGTATTGTTGTAGGCACTTAGGGCATTGTGCGTTAACCGCGCCCGGGAAAACTGCCGTATAATCTTTTAAAAATAAATTCAAATAAGACAAACCTTCGGGAGACTTGCCCCCGATGATCTGACTTTCTATTAATTCATTCCAATCCATTAAGCTTGTAAGAACTTAGCATTGACTGCTGTTACTGTAGTGGCGTAATCAGTTTCCAACACAGTGTAAACTGGCTTAGTTTCTTCGTATCCATCTACAGAAGATAATTCAATTGAAATAGTAGCGTCATTTTCGTTAGTTGACCAAGTAGCCACATTTAATTCTAATCCGCTATCATAACCCGCTAACTGAAACGCGTCAACGGCTCCTGTTCCTTTCCATTTTAATTCAACAAGAGCAGCAAATTTACCGCCCTCTGACATCTCCATTAATCTTTCTTTGTTTTCTGCGGAGAAGTTTAGAATGGTTCCTGTAAATGTATGTTTGAATTTGTCTGGCCCTAATTCTTTTTTTACTAGTTCGAATTTCAGTGCATTAACCTGCTTAACTCCTTGGAAAAGAAAACCTGATTTACCTGTTTTCAAAGCCAAATTAGTCATTAGCATTTTATTTGTAGCACTAAAAGTAGTTGCGGATTTATTCAGGTCAGAGTGATTGAATAGAAGTACATTTACCTCTATTCCTCCCACCATTGAATTGGCGCAATCGAAAAGTATGTCTGTGGTTAATAACCCGTCACATGCTGGCATATCTATATATTTTTTAAGTTAGTAAGCGGCTACGGTTAAATATGGCTCTAAGTGTTTTGCATCGATAGTATAAACCGCATCGATAACATTAACTTTTCTATACTGATCGTAGAACGAATCTAGTTTTGTTAAATCATCTACAGATAAAGTTCCTAAAGGAATATTTTCTTTTACTGTAAGTACCGCCCGGTGAGGAAGGTTCCATTTAGTTCCATTATCTTGATAAGTATCAATTTGACGATCCCAAATATCCATCATAACAATAGGCACACCTCTGTAAGTCATGCGAGCTGTTCCATTTTCAGTTCTTTCTAAAAGACCATTTGACAAGGTTCTTGTCTCTAAAGTATTCATGAAGTTGTCATACAAAGATGCCGTTACTAAAAATTCAGCAGACGCATCTTTTACTAATCTTTTATCCGCTCTATTGAAAATAGAATTGAAAATACCTAAAGCCTCATCAGCGACTAAAGCCTGTGCAGCATAAGAAGCTCCTGCATTTTTAGTAATAGCCACATAGTTTGATGCGCTTGTTGGGATGTCAGCAAAAATTTGTTTGAACAATCCATCAAAAGTATTGAATCTAGTTACGTCAGTACCCGGAGTAAATACACCTCCGTTAGCAATAAGAGCGGCATTTTTGTCTGCGAACCAAGCTTTAGTAAGCAGTGATTCCGTCATAACACTTTCAACAGTAGCAATGAGAACGCCCATTTCTTCGCTACCGATAATGTTATAAAAATCCGGGTTCATTTTTTGAGCCTTTTTGAAAAGCTTCAATAGCACAGGCATGTCTCCCTGGCAGTGCTCTAACCTGAAATCTTCTCTTGCCGGATCCCAGTATTTCTGTGACATTGTAAAACCAGTTTCAGGATTAGGCGTACACCCAACTGAAAGTTTACCAATAACGCGATTTATTCGGTTTGCAAATACAATTTGTTGTTTGTGTTGAATCCCAGTCTCAATACTATGAATGTCAGTAATTGCAGGGGAGTTGTATGTTTTCTCAAAAATAACTTGTGCTATTTCTGTAGCTTCTTGTGGGTTCAGTGTTAATGCTGAAACATCTATTAATGCTGCCATATTTTATTAATTGTTTAGTTGTTTGATTTTTGCTGCAACTCCGCTTAACCTATTTACAGGCTCATCGTGTACAACATCTTCTTTTTTAGGGGGGTTATTTTTACCGTTAACCTCTAATCTTGAAGTAATTTTTTTCTTTAAGTTAGTAACGTCTGAAACTAAAACCTCTAGTCTGTTTTGAGAAGTTGCAAGCTGTTCTTTCAAAGCCTCATTTTCAGCTTTCAATGCAGCTACTTCTTCTGAATTGTCTCCAGCTTCCATGATTTCGATAAGCTCCCCGTTTTCAAAAACGTGATTAATATCTCCTACCAAATAAGTCCCGTTTGCAGGCTCACCCGCCACGTTTGCTTTGTCTCCCACTTTTGGCGTGTCGCCATCAGCAAGTTCCGGAAATTCGATTATAACCCCATCAGCATCAGTAACAGTCATGGCAATAGCTGGTTTAGCCGTAGCCTTATTCACGATGCTTGAGATTAAAGTTTCGAACCAGGATTTGTCCTTTTCTGTCATACTTTTATCATTTAAATTAATATACGCCCTGGCCACCATTGGAAGGTCGTTTTGAGTTATAAAACCTAAAGCCATACATTGGTCGATGTTTAACCAGCTTTCATGGTCTAACAAAGGCTGTATAGCTTCTTCTGTTACATTTAATTGTTTTGTGTAAAAAGACACAAGATTACCCTGAACCGATTTTAGCATCTCACCATAAGAAAGTATTTCATTTGCTGTACCATACTCGATTCCGCCTAAAGGGTTGTGTATCATAAAATTGGTACCTGGTCTAAGTATTCTAATATCTCCAGACATAAATATTACTGTAGCTATGGATGCTACTATTCCAGATCCTATTGTTTTTATAGGGGCTTTTAGTGATTTTAGGTAATTATAAATTTCAAAACCTGTATCTACAACCCCGCCATCACTATCTATATAAACAGTAAAAGAGGTGGCTTCTGGTTGCGCTTTTACTTGTTGAATAACATCAATCAATTCGACACCTTTCTCGTTTTCTAGAGTACCAATCAATCCTGATATATATATTTTACCTTCCATATACTACAAATTTACAGAGGGATGATACATTACTATTGCCATGTATTTGGCAATCAGATATGTTTTTGCTATTTTTGGAGTATGGTTTTTGTAATTATTTCTTTTATGCTTTTCATTTACTCTATCGTCGTGCAGACGATTAGGGCTATAAAGAAATGGACAACTCCCGCGTATAAAAAAACGCCCCAGTACAAGGCGTTTGAAAAACAATTAAAACAATTAATTGGTTAATTTTCCATAAAGCTGATGATGCGATATACATTCCTTTCGGATATTTTATTATTAAAGTACTCACAGGTATGGGTAACTGACAGGTATCTTTCTTTTTTATCTTTCTTTTCTTTTTTAGCGAGCTCTGATAAAAAAACTTCATAAATATCAAACCAATTGGCAATGGTGATACTGATAAGCCCCGATGCGACAAGGCTTGTAAAGTCATGCTGTGATTTGCATTTTTTTATGAGTTCGTATCTTGTCATCTTACCATTTTTGAATTGGGCATTCTTCGTTAATACTTCTTAACTTAGCAGATGAAGGACAATCGCATAAAGTACACTTTCGCCCTTTTATTTCTAATATTTCATCATTTATAAAAGCTGTTAACCATGATTTTTTTAAGTGAGGGCAAACTGCACAATGTTTAGCTCTATCCCTTGCTAATTCTTCTGTAACTTCACTCTTAAACATGAAGTTTTCCCAACCCGAAATAATGTCATTTATTTTTTTATTGCTCATAAATTAAAAGTTAGCACCATTAACAACGCGTACCACTTCGTTTGTCTGGTAATTAATATCCTCTACTGTTACGACCGGTGCGGGCATTGATTGTATAGCTGTAAGCAAATCATTTACGTTTAATCCAGGGGCACTACTGGTTACGCCTTGCGTAATGATACCGCCACCGGCCATGAAGCTTGGTGAAGATTTGCCCCCGGATGAAAACCGGTTATTAAAATTCATAAAGGCAGCGAACGCCCCGCGGTTAAGCACTCCTATACCTTCTCCGGCTTCCGCTTCAAATCGGGTTCCGTCTTCTCCGTAAAACTTGGTCCCGCCGGCAGAATGTCTTTTGCCTCCGATTTCTTGGATTCCACCTTTTTCGAATTTAGTCCCGTTTATCTCGGCGACGGCTTTAGCCCCTGTCGCTATAGTAGTTGCGATCTGTACTGCTCTTGATGCACTCGCAAAAGGCTCTGGAAGAACAGATTCTGTTTTTAATATTTCAGTAACCCCTAATGCCGTATTTATTCCGGCTAATGCAGAAGCTATAAGTTTATTTTTCCCAAATAAGCCTTGTAATCCTTCCCCTAATTTTTTATATTCGTTTAATTTGCTTTGAGTGTCATTTAATTCTGCAAGCCTATCCATTTCTTTTCTCTTGTTTTTGGCTTGAGTTTCTAAAGCGTCATATTGCGCTTGTGTTATTTTTTTCTTTTCTAATTTTGCCGTTAACAGTGCTATTTCTTCATCAAATTCTTGTTTATTTTTTTCTTTGTCTTCTTCCAGTTTAGTAGCGGCGTTTCCTAAAGCTATTTCATTATCAGCTTCTAATTGCGCGGCTTTCTCTGCTTTGGTTTGATCTTCTAAAGCTTTTAGGTTTGCTTTATTTTGATTTGCAAATTCTAATTCAATTGCATTCTTTTGGGTTAAGAATTCTAAATCAACCTGCGACAGGCTTTCATTGTTATTTATTTTTGCGTCAATGATTTGTTGATTAGTGGCTTTTTCAAGTTCTAATTGTTTCAGTTTCTCTAACCGGATGTTATCCAGTCTTTTATTTTCCTCATCGATTAAAGCTTGTGTTAATAATTGCTCACCTGTTAATTTTGATTGGTTTTGAGATAAAAATAAATCAAGTTCAGCCTTAGAATAACTAATCACTAATTCATTTTGCTTTTGTAGAAAAGCCTGTTGGGTTGTTAATTTTTGTAAATCAAATTCAGACTGGGTTAATTTATTAGCCTTTAATTCTTGGTCTAATATTTTTAATTTCTTATCACGAACCTGTTCCGCTAATTTCACTTCTTCTTCTAAAGATTTTGCCCTGATACCTTGTTGGGCAATGAAGATATCTAATTGCGTTTTACTTTTCGATATGGCGGCTTCTGTTTTCTTCCTTGCGTTCTCTCTTACTGTTTCCGCTCTTTTTTCTGCATCGGCAGCAGCCTTTTCTTCATTGGCGTTTTTTGCTTCTTGAAGCTTAGCTTGTTTGTTAAAGTTTTTTTCCAAATTTAAAATTGCCTCGCCTTCTAATTGTTGTTCTGCTTTAAGAGCATCAGCTAATTTTTTAAAAGCTTCGTCTTGGTTTCCTCCTTTTTCCTCTACATAATTTTTATAAGCAACTCCTCTCTTTTTTAGATCAGCGAGTTCAGCATCAGTTAGTTCAGCACTATTGGCTATTTCTTCTTGCGCTATTCTTACAGCTTCTTTTGTGTTTTTTTTACGGGCTTCAAAATCTGCTTTTTCTAGTTTTTCTGCTTTTTCTAACAAAGCAATTCTTTCTTCTTCCGTTTTAGTTATATCTTTTGCTTGGGCATTCAATTTATTTATTTCATTCCTAGTTTTTAGGGATTGTATTTCTTGGCTTTGCAAAGCATCTTCTAATTCTTGTTCTGCCTTCTTAAGGTCGGCAGCTTTTTGAGCTGCATTTGCCATAGAATCCCCAAGACCCCCAAAAGCTTCTGAAAGACTTTTTGTGCCTGTAAAAAGGGAAACAAAAGCATTTCTTACAACATCTATTACTGCTCCCAAAGCAGCAAACCCCTGTTCTACTTTTTCAACTAATGGCTGAAAAGACTTAAAAACATTATATAAAACCCCTAATACAACTGCTATCGCTGCTATCACTGCTCCGATTGGCGTAGCAATAAAGGCCAAAGAAGCCTTTATTAGACCCGCCATACCTGTTACGGCTCCTTTTAAACTGTCTTTAAATAAATTCCCGGCTCCCCCAGCAGCCTGTGAACGCTCTGTAAACCCTGCTATTCCACCGTTTAAGGGGTTTATATTGTTTAGAGCATCTTTTATAGCCGTAGAATAATTACCTATGTTGAGTCTTTGCTGTGTAAGTGAATCAGCATTTGCTCTTATAAATTCATTATTTCTGTCTAAAGCTGCGTTTAACTCTAATATTTCTTGTTTTCCTTCTTCAGTAGATGCATTTGCTGAATTTCTTAGCTGAGTTAATAATTTATTTGCCGCCTTTGCTTCATCAACAGAATCAACTTCGGCATTAATTGCCATGGTTAAGGCTTGCGTTCTGTTAGTCTGATCAGCTATTGCTTTATTTGTTTCAGTAATTCCTCTTAATCCAGCGGTATACTCTGCGCCTAAAGCACGCAAAGCTGCGGCATTGTCTACAAATGCTTTAGAGCTTGTTTCTCCTGACTTTGTAAGTTCGGATTGTTGCTTTTTTAAATCGTCAATTCTTTTCTTCACTTCGGAAGTTGAAGCGATTAAAGCCTGTACGTTTATGTCGAGTTCTGCGATTGTTATTTTAGCCATTGTTTGGAAATATGTTAGATTGTATTATTGGCAAATTACCTGCTCTTAAAACTATATCATAAGGATATGGAAGCATAGGCCCACCTGGAGTCTGTATTCCAGAATGTACTATTGATACTATTACAAAATTATCATTAACAGAAGTAACGTATTCTAACTCAATTATAGTAGACCCAAGATCCACCCTAACAAACTGACCAACGCTTATATTCATAGGTTTAGGGAAGTCTGTGTCAAAGAATATTTTAATAGATCTTCTATTATTTATTACTGACAATGTTGTTATATTGGTTATTGTTAAAAAGGTCCCTGGATTAGGCGCAATAGCGCAAGAAGATACATTATTGAATTCAAAATTAGCTGAACGTAATCCATCATTAAATTGTGCAAATATTCTATATCTGCCTCCAATTCTAAACGTTATTTGCTTTGTTAGTGTTTCAAAAAAAAGAACCTCTGTATAGTTTTCTAATGCAAAATCAACAGGAGTTCCATCTGGAAGGTTATAACTGCCCAGTCTAGTAATGTTAAGTGTAATTATGGCGGGTAATACTATGTCAGTATCTAGTGTTATAGTTGCTATACATACATTCGCAACTATTGAGGCTATTCTTATGTAGGTGTTTGTAATAGGTTCTTCGTATCTAACACCAAGATAATCAACTTCAAGAATGTCGCATTTTGTAATTTTATCTGGAATATATTTTTTTATCTTATCGACAAGATAATAGCCTCCAAATTGTTTTATATAGACTAATCTTTTAAAATCGAATGTTTCAATGTCTCTATCCTTCAACCATACTTCTGCTTCTACAATTTTGGCTTTATCAAATATATCGGTGATATGATTATAGTTATCAAATATTATTTGCTGAAAGTTTAACCGGGAATAATCTTCCCTATAAATAGAAGTTGCTGACCCTGTTTCATTTAAAACTTCCGAAGCAAAAGGAATTGTTTCGGTAAATTGTCTAGCACGCAGAAAATAATATCTTCCCGATAGTTCTTTATACTCAACAGTGTTGTTGTCTTTAATTTGTTTATCCCAAAATTTGTAAACGTTAGATTGTACTCCAAAAACCAAAATTTTGTTTTTTTCTGGGGAATATATTTTTGAAGTCAATACAGTTACCTGATCTTCTAAGTTTTGGTTGGGCAAAGGAATAAAACCGTCATTATGATTTTCTTCTGGTTCATTGTATTTATACTTAAAAAAATTCCTTTGTGCATAACCCCCTATAATATATTTTTCAGATAGTTTTTTAGGAAACTTATTTGACCAATCTATAAAATCATTCTCTACAATATTATCTAAAGTAGCGAACGTTAATATTTTTTCATATTTATCAGGTATAATTGTAATAGCAAACCTTTGAAGTATTTCTTTAAAAAAGTCTTTTAAAGAGAAATCAAATAATGCACTTGAAAAATCCACATTTGCCCCAACAAGAAAATCAACCTCTGTTCTAAAATTGAAAGGCGTATTGTTAAAAAAAAATAAAGCCTGCATACTTATCTGATCTCCAACCTCTACATTAAATACAACTTCTTTTACGCCATTGCCAGGAAAATTACCAGTAGATTTGACATTGTTGTTTATATCTGTGTGTGCGTAATTAAATATAGGGTTGTTGCCTTGGTTACCTAATCCAGTAGTTTTTATCCTATACGAACCTATTCTAGTAAATCTTATTCTATTTGCAGGAGATCCATTAAATACGTTTGTTCCAAATTGATTTGTAAAGCTATTTGGAAATACATTATAGGAATAAATAGTGATATATTCTATACCGTTGCCGTTTGGAAAAGGCTCTAATCTTGTTGTAACATTACCTATCTGATCTGTAACCTCCTCAACAACCAAATCTGTATTGGGAACAGGTTTCGGATACGTTAGATACAAATTTAAATAATCTTCTCTTTCAAAAACATCGCCAATAAAAGTAAATCCAGAAAGCAAAGCTATTCTATCCATTAAATAAGAAACTTTAACTGAGGGGATAAGATAGTCTATATTCATTTTATTTGCGTTAGGCGCAGTAGTGGTTAATGTCTTTCCGTTATAGTCTGAAATGATATATAAATAAGGTTTTGAATTGTCAAAGCTTGCAAGTACAGAGGCGGTATTCTTAACATGATTTAGGGCAGTTAGATCACAATCTTTGAAAGTCTTATTTTCAATGGCTTTATATATGTCAATGATACCTGAATAAACATTGCACTTATAATTATTAGCTGTCTCACTTATAACAGCCCACCCTTTATAAATGAAGCATTCGCCTTTTTCAGAGTATAAACTACATTCATTTTTTTGATAAGGAATGTTTGATTGATTATTTTGTAAAGACAAAAAACTTAAAGCCCTCTTGTTATTAGAAGTTTTTGGGAACTCAAAAGAATTTGTAAATGAAGATTGCCTATCTGATAAGTTCAATATAGAATTTACCTGTAATGTTTGGGCTATTGGTTTAGCTAAACTTTCTATCTGAATATCATTGATAAATAATATCATATACGTCTTGTTACTCTTTCAGGGAGTTCTAAAGTAAAGTTAATACTGTTCTTACTATTCTTTGCGTTTCTTATTCTGAAATCCCCTGGTTTTAAATTGACTTCTACCCAGTCATTAAAATTATTTTTAGCAAATGGCTGTCCAGTGAATAAATAAACTTTAGGGCTATCAATTATATCTTCAATAAAATCAATTTCATAATCTTCAATAGTGTCTGTAGTAACTCTTAAACTATCTATAGATGTTTTGCCTATTTGAATTGTTGGAGATATGGTGCCTCCTAAATTATCAAAATCATTCTGTAGTTCTCCTAAATCATTAGTACGTCTATTTAAGTTCCCTTCTTCAAAAAGCCAGTATGAATAGCCCCCTAAACTGTTTATCCATTTCACATAATGACCTGCGCATCTTGGCTCTATTTTTTCAATTTGAATATAGAAGTTAGTAGAAGCGTCAGTAACGGTTATTTCATTAAATCCTATTGTTAAAGACAAATCATCATCCAATGTTAAATCTGTCTGTCCGGTTGAAAAAATTAATCTTTCGACTATATTTGTAGTTGATGGTACTATATATTCTAAAATATTATTTTTAAGGGTATAATTAGATGTTTTGTAAAATGAAATATCAAAAGGATAACCATACCAATATTTTACGAAAGCTCTATTATTATTAGCATTAACTTTTGGGATAAGCGCTACAATTTCAGTATTTGAATCATTTATGGGATACCTTCTTTTAAAGTTCTCAATTTGTGTATATCCGCTAATCCACTTTAAATTTTTTATCCCTTCTTCAAAAGTAAGGTTAGAATAAATTATTTTTACATTTATTATTGTGTTTAGATAAGAGTTAGCCGTCCAATCGTAAACTCTCTGGTTGTCTAAGTCTATATTTAAATTATCTTCAAAATTATTCTGATTTATTATAGAGGTAATCCAATCCTTAAAGTTAAAATAAAACAATCCATTAGGAAATGGAAATAAAGTAAGCGTAATTCCAAAGAATGACATTTCTGCTTTCAAGGTTCGTAAAGCACTATCACTACGAAATTCCAAAACATTGTTGTTATAAGCAAGCAACAACTTATTCTCTGGTAAATTCTTTGTATAAATTATCGCCATACTATCTTAAATTTTCTATGAGATCGGTTATTTCAGTTGTTATTTCTAAAATTTTAACATTTCCTACTTCGTCTATAATTAACTGTATTCTTTCTTCTGTAACTATTTCACTTATCAGTTCTACCCCTCCTTTACCTTGACGTTTCCATCCTTCCTCCGCTATTTTTTTAGCAATTAAAAAAGCTAAGCTGCTTAGTTTTATATTTTGTAGTACCTGGTTAAAAATACCTTTATCTAATATCCATTGTTTGATTGCTACAATAGGCGGATACCTTCCCGGTGCTCTTCCTGATTCTAATTGTTGTGAATATTCCTCGCCTATTAATTTAACCGTATCGGTTCCGGTTATTACTTCTAAGCTGTTAGCCCATTTACCAGATGCGCGCATTCCTTTTCTATCGTGTGCTTCTATTAAATCCTTCTTTAGCTTTTCGAACTCTGTTGATAATACCTGATCAGTTGACACGGCTTCGTATTTGATAGTTTATTAATACCCCATCGTTGTTTGTATTCAGAACGTTTACAACGTCATCAGATTCAAACAATAATATTTCTAAATCTAAACACGTTAAAGCCTTCAACATTAAGTCGGCTTCTGTTAATAAAGGTTCAATATTTAAAACGTATTTAGAGTTACTACCATCTCCCCCCACTTCTTTATAGTAAGGCATATCTAAAGTAGACTTCTTTAAAAGAAACATTAAACCACTAAAAACATATGCTTGCGGTCTGGTCCCAGTTAAATTCATTTCCGGACGTCTCTTTACCTGTTCTTGTAAGCAGTAAATTTTTCCTAATAGTAAATCAGATTTAAGCAAGTTAAGGTTTGCTTGTCTTCCGTAATGATGTTCAATGCCTTTACTAACACAATATTGTTCCAACACTCTTACAAAGTCTATCATATTTTTTGTTTAGACATTATTTTTTGATATTCAGTATTAACTTCTGACTTTTCCTTATGAAGCACCAGCAGAGTTAGTATTTCATTGTACGGTCTGTTTTGCAATTCGTAAGGATACACTCCGTATATCTCTCCTAACTGAATTAATGGCATAAGGTTTGAAAACTTATCTAATCTTTTACCGCCGGCACTTTCCCATAGTATTGAATTAACACCTATTGAAGATAATAACTTACTCTCCCTTTCTTGTAAATCAGTGAATGCTTTTACTAAATAATTCTGTGCTGCATAATAAGATGTGATAGGTTGTTTCCAAAATTGCTCTTCACTTATCTCAAATGCAATGCAATATAAATCTTTCACATTGTCCCATGTGGCTAAATCTCGAATCAAATGCAAACATCTTCTGACGTTTTTGTAAGACAGTTTATTAAAGTTTATCTCACCATTTGAAAATTTATTTACCGGGTTTAAATGCTTCAATAAAGTATCGTAATCGATAGTATTGTTTAGCTTTGAAAACTTTGATAGGTTTACATTTTCCATTTATGATAATATTCTAGTTGAGAAGTTCTTTGGTTTATTAAATGAATTGGTTACTGCTATGTATAAGCAATCAATCAATCCTTTTTGTTTTTTATTCGGAAATGTTTTGACCTGATCTAAAAAAACATCATTCCAATTGCCTCTTATTAACTTTACTCTTTTGCTCTCGCATATTGGCGATATATCTGTTGCCCTAGCTACTTTATCTTTTATAGGTGCAGCATCCTCTTTTATGTTTATATGGGTTGTTCTTTTAATTTGCTGTACTAAAGATTTACCGCTTGCTTTAGGTTCTACATAAATAATTGATCTGCCCGAATAACCGTGTAATGAAGAATATGCTATTGTGTGTTTAACTAATTCTGGGAATTCCATATAAACACCTATTGCATGTCGTATATACATTTCATTTTTGTAAAGTCCAAATTGCATGTAACCGCTTTCGTCGTTTTTTATACTTTCAGAGTAAGCAGAATCGACTGCCGTATTCCAGGATATTGAATTAAATTCCTCTTTCCAATCTACAATATCAAACCATTTTACTTTTAAAATTCCCCCTTCCGGCGGCGCCTCCTCCTGTCCGTATTGATTGGAATAACCGTAACTGCCTAAATCAGTTTTTGCTTCATTAAGTACATGTATTGGCATTCTAATATTATCCAGTAAACCATCAACATATCTTTGCTTTAATTCTTCCGGTTTAACTTTATCAGATAGTTCAGCCGGCAAACAAATATGTTTGATCCTATCGCTTTTCTTTTCTAATAAATAACCAGTTACATCATTCTCATGAAGTCTTTGCATTACTATTACAGTAGGCGTGTTCTCTTTATCTATTTTTCTTGATGATAATGTTTTGGTATGTTCGTTTGCTGATTTTCTATCGGCTTCAGATGTGGCTTGATGAGGATTCAAAGGGTCATCATTGATTATAATATGAGCATGTTTACCTGTAATTGTTCCACCAGTTGAAGTAGTATATCTGGCTCCGCCAAGTGTATTGTCATAATTCTGTTTTGCAGATTTATCAGCCCTCAGTTGTATCTCCGGATAAATCATTCTGAATTTATCACTGTAAATAATATCCCTTGATTTAACAGCATGTTCAGTAGATAAATCACTCGAATAAGAATTAGTTATTATTCTGACTGAAGCATCCTGGGTCCATAGCCAAACAGGAAACATTATTGTACAAATTGTAGTTTTAGATGTACCGGGAGGTATATTGATTATTATATCATACGGCTTTGGGTTTCTTTCAACAATAAAAGGAGCCAAAAACTGCAACTCATCACACAAGTATTCAATGTGCCAGTTGTAAACAGGCTTCTCTTTTATAATTACATCCCAAAACAATCTTACAAAATCATAAAATGATGATGTAGCCATTTCTCTTTGAATTGAAAGTATTTTATTTGATTCAATCATCTATTTTAGTTTGAGAGACAATTCAAATAATTGAGCTTTTTCTTTATCTGACAAACCAGATGTATCAAATGACATATTGCTATTGCTGTTTATGTCGGTTTTCTCGGCAAGTCCTAACTTACGAGCTATGATATTAGGGTTATAAGCCCCAACAGTAGCGCCTTCAAATTGCTGGCTCTCGATTACAGATCGTATACGTGTTGTGACTTGGAAAAAATCTTTATATTCTTCCTTATTACTTTCATAGTTTAAAAACGTGTGTCGGTCTATATCCGCGTATAAACAGAAGCTTTCAATACTCATTGGAGTTTGAGTAGGTATGGCTATTAATTGGCCGCACTTATCACCTGATTTGATAGCTTCTTTCTTATTCCAAACTCTGGACTCCATCCATTCAAAGTAGGCAAGTGCTTCTTCCCATAGTCCTTCTGGAGTAAATTTAAAATCTCTACCATGCTTCCCTCTAAAGCTCCAATAGTTATTTCCTTTATGTGCTGCCATAACACAAATATATAAATAATTTTTATATATAAAACAAATAATATTAATACATTTTATGGATTATTATAAAAAATATTAATGCATAAAAAAAGGGACCTATTATAAAAGTCCCTGGTTTGATTTATAATTCACGTTGTTTAAGCATTGCGTCTGATTCGGAATAAGCCATTTCACTCATTAATTCTTGGACTGATTTGTTTTCTTTTTTAGCTTGTTCTATAATTGCTGTCTGGAAAATGTCACATGCCCAATAAGCATTTGTCAATACACATTTTTCTTTAGCGGCAAAATAATCTCTTAAAGTCATGCCTTCTGCAAAATAGTTACCATTTCTATCAGTTTCTAATGATGGGAACGCTTTGGGGTTGGTTGGTTTTTTGTTTTTTTTCATTGTTTTTTTTATAATAAAGGTAATGCTACAGTTATTAAATCTTTGAAGTTGTGTAAAAATTCGTCTCTTAGTTTTTGGCACTTGAAACATAAAGGGAAATTGAATTTCGTGTCATAATCGCTTTTACTTTGATCTATTATATTATTATAATTATATAATTCATAAACATATCCGTCTTCCGTTTTATCCCCTTTCTTCCACTCCCCATTGTATTCGTCTCTTAAAAATAATAATTTAGACAATGCTTTAGATGCCCTAGCCAATTCCAGTGTAGGCCAATAACAAACTTCTTTATCTGGAGGTATAATAAATCTTTTAATCCTTCTAAAATCCTCCCAACTCTTAGGTAATTCTTTTTCAATTTCTTTAAGCACAATATTTTCTTTAGTGCTGTTTTCCAGGTCTAAAATATAGCCTTCCGGTAAGTTTAGTGTTTTCATTTTGGTATTTATTTTCTTATTAGTATCGGTTAAACTCCTTATCAATTCTTTTACATTCTCGATTGGCTCATTAATATTTACCGGACTATATCTAATTGTTGGTCCTGAAGGCGTTTCTATGATTTCTATATTTTTTAATCTACATCCGTCGCATATAGTAGAGTGTTTTCCATTTGCATATATGATGTGAGCCAATCCATCTTTTTTTTGATTACATTCATCACATTTAACAGATTCTGTGCCATCAGAATTATTAAGTGTTTCTTTTACAGAGTCTTTATTGTTTAAAGCACAATCTTCTAACTTTTTATAATTTTCTATCTCTTCGGGGAATAATCTATTTGTCTTGCTTACATTTACAGGATCGACTTTGCTTAAAGAGTTAATCTTATCTTGGAAGTCTTTGCAGTTTTTCCATCTTTTTTTTGAGCTTTGGATTATCCATTTATTATATTCATCTACTGCTTTTTCCAACTCAGGAAAATTTAAAACTTCTTCATCTTTAACC